TTGAAAACTGGAAATTCAAATCTGTCTTCTTTAAGACGTATCCTTCCGCTCTAATAATTTTGTCTGCAATAAACTCACTAATCGTATCTTGTTTCTGTCGGTAAGCCTCGCTAGATGCAATGACGCGCTCGCAGGTCTCTACTTTGCCTCCGGTTTCAAGCGCCTTTTTCACAAGAAGCGACATAAACACTGTCTTCCATCCCTCAAATTTTTCCACAATCGGCTCTTTCTTGAACTGGTAGGGCTTGTCTTTGTCTCCTTGCACTGGATTATCTGTGAATAACGACATGAAATCCACCACACGAATACGACGCCAAGTACCGTGGTCTTGCGACCTGATTTCCATGAGATTATTTGCCAACAGAACCAATTTGAATTGCGGAACATACGACAACGCTTCTATCATGAAGGGCGCACGACATTGAATCGGGTCCAATGCACTCGTCAATTGTTTCATGGTACCTTCATTTATTTTTTCGCCTTTGGAAGGCTCATTCATTACTGCATAACGGACGCCTTTTAATTGCACCAACTCAGGCGTAAGACCACCGACCTTCGCACGTTTATCTGTAAGCAATGTGGTAGGAACGTCGCCTTTGTATTCGCCCAAACATTTCTCTAGAAGCGTGACGAGTACCGATTTACCGTTTTCACCTACACCGATGTAATTGTGGAACGTTTGATTGGTGGAGTTTCCGATAAGCACGGATGCCAAATGCTCCCACATATATTTCAATAAATCGGGTTCTGGGAATAATTTGTACATGAAATCGGCGATTTCAGCAAGTTCTTGTGCATGTTTCTGTGGGTCAATATCCACATAATCAATCTTGGTGCTCATTGTAATATAGTCTTCCGGTCTTCCATTGCGAAACACTTTTTCTTTGAAATCCCAGACTCCGTTATTAAAACACAATAGATACGGATTCGTGTCAATATTCTTGATAAAATTGCGGTCGTAAAAGAGCTCTTTCGCCTCTGTCATAATATTTTTCTTGTCGTTCGTGGAACCAAGACGTACAATGATGGTGTTGGCCTTATCTATTTTGTTTTTCAGAACGGTTCGGCGCTCATCGTCTTCTGGTAAAGCTTCTTTTGATTCTAACATTTCCTCCACTTTTCTCATATAAAGACTGCGAAGTTTCGTAGAAATCGTCAATCTAAGAGAGGTACCTTTATCATTCGGAATCCAGCGATGTTTATCAAACTGATACCATTTATCTGCACTAATACTGGCGCAAACATAGTAATCTTTCATCATCCAATGCAATACTGTGGCAATATCAAAATCAGTGCATCCCATTGGTTTTTTTGTATCGGACGTATTTGACGCCGCAGAATTAATCGTCTGTTCAATATAATAATTCAGCGACTCCATTTTAACTTCGTAGAATTTGTCTTTGGCATCTTGCATGGCCCAATAAATAATGGATTTATGGGTCAAATTGCCTTTGTCTTCGCACTTGTTCCATCTTTCCCACATGTCGCTTATACTGTCGTACTCAAAATGCGACGCTTGCGCACTGAACATTACCCATACTACAAACAATTTGTCGTGCATCGTACGAAGTGCCCAGCCAACTTTGAGCCATTTCATATAACTGCCTTTTTCGTAATAAGATGGCGGCAAAATCATCGTATAATCCACAATCTCGCGAATATGATGGTCGTCCAATCCAGTAATAGTTTCTTTGAAAGCAGCGTAGACTTGCTGTAGTTCGTCGTAATTCCGCACTTCCAAAATATTCATTGATTTTGGAGATAAGGTGCGTTTTTTGAAGCCAGTGGTAGACGCGTTTGGTATAACTGATGAAATGTTGGCGATTGCGTCAGTTTTCATAAAAGGGTCGTAATGCTTAGTCCATCTTGCGCTCAATAATCCGATATCAGACTTCAAATTAAATGCGCTTACATCTTCGTTTTTAATTTTAAATTCGCTGTCAACAGTATCAAATGACACTGTCATATGATGTGTAAGTGTATACGTTTCATTGTTTGGTTTGCAAGACCCGTATAGTTGCCAGTTAATATGACCTTTGCTGATTCCTTCGTCAAGAACATCAGACCACGTATTTACTATTGGCAAATCCACCACTTGCGGCAGCTGGTCAATCATTTGATTGCGAATATATTGTTGCACTTGACGATTGGCCATAATGCCAATAATAATATGCAGCCCATCTTTTGTCAAATTTTTTTCTGACAATATATTCACATTTGGTTTTTGAAATACGAACACTGGAAACTTGGTCTGTTCATCAAATTGATATATCGTCTTCAATACTTCTAAATATTCATCCACAATCGCATAAATATCGTCTTCTGTATAAATTCGTTTTACAACCGTGGAATCAAATCGGAAATCAATATCGCATAAAATAGGACCTTTGTCTAGCTGTTTTTCTGTTATATGGTCCACATTTCCTTTTCCAATAACATCTTTTACATAGAGATTCAAGAACGCCGCATATTCTTCGTCCGGAATATAAAAGGAACCCCCGTAAGTACCAGTAGTTTCATTTCCGATTCTTGTATTTGTGATTTTTTGGGAGGTATTTTCTTTTTGGTAAATATGTCTTCTCAAAAAGTCGTCCAAATTTCTATATTTTTTTTTAATTGTTTGCACTACATCATCTATCTTCTCGCAATTTTCTATAGAACTTATTACATTTGCAGTTGCCATCTTTGGATATAGTAATCGGATATATTTATATGATTTTATTTTTCATTTTAGTTTTGTTCAATTTTTATACAAATGCATATATGCAGTCATATAATTTATTTATACGAACTTGTCCACTGCATAATTCGCGACCATAAAAGAATCCCCCGAAAAATTGAAGGAATATGAATAGAAAAAATATGAAAACATAGTATACTATTATTATATAAACGATGCATTTCTGTGTTCAATGTGACAACATGTATTATATTGGAATTAGTGAAACAGATTCAAATAAACTAACATATTACTGTAGGCATTGTGGGCATGTTAACGAAGAATTAGCTACAGATGGAATGTGTGTATTAGATACACAGTTTAAAAAAAGCGAGCAAAAATTCAGTCATATTATTAATCCTTATACGAAAATGGACCCAACTTTACCGCGAATTTATAACGTGAAATGCCCAAATGGTACATGTAAAAGTAATTCGGAAAATAAACACGGTGACGACGAAACTGCGAAAAAACCTCCAGAGATTATTTATATTCGGTATGATGACCAGAATTTAAAATATTTATATATTTGCACTGAATGCGACCATGTCTGGAAAACAGATGATAAAAATTGAGGACACTCTATATACACTCTATATTTTAGAATATCCAAATGTGTAAAATGGTATAAAAACAATGAATTAAATATACATAATTATAAAATGGCTGATAAATCAACTGTATTAAGAGGGTTTAATAATCATTTTTTTGAATTTTTGGATGAAGTGATTAGTATTATTCCTGAAAATCGCGAACTACGAAATGCAAGAAGTACGTTTGATATTATTAAGAAGGCAAATCCGACGTCTATTGCGAAAGCCTGGTATATATTTGTATATGAAAAATACAAGGACGTGATTAATGAAGGCAATTTAGATTTTTTCTTTGAAAAAGATTATTCGGAAGATTTGGTGTATATGTCAAATGCAAATGATATTATGAAAACGATTGATATTATTCGCGGACCTATCAAAGAATTGAGCCAAGAAAGCAAAGACGCCGCGCTTAAATATGTAAACAATTTATGCAAACTATCTGAATTATATCATAGTTTGTAGTGTAGTCTAATATATGAAATGAATTATTTCATATATTTTCATATATTTTATATATTTATCTACCACCCCAGTTAGTTACAAAGTTTTCAAGAGGATTATCGTAATGAATATTTAATTTATCAAATAAATCATTTCTAATAAAAAACATATTACCTGTATGTAAAATAAATTTATATCCTTTTTCAATTCCTAAATCAAATGTTGGTTTGAATCCTGTACTAAAATATTTATTAGAATCATGAATATAATTATTATCATCAGTATTAACAGAAGAATTTATTTCAATTATAACTATTTTTGGTTTATATTTTTTTAAACTTTTCCAAATTTGATAGTCATAGGAGTCAACATCTATAGATAATATATCAAAATCAATTGGTATATTTGTTTTATTTAATAAATTATCTAAAGAATTTTGAGTATCTTCATAATCAACATATGCGTTTATAGGAATTATATTATTATATTCGTTTACTGTTTTTAATAAATCATTATATTTATTTACATCCCCTTCAATAAATACTGCATCAAAACCCTTTTTAACTAAATTAAAAGTATTTGATAAGTGAATACCATCCCATGCTCCAAATTCACATACCCATCCATTATTTATATTCAATCTTTTTAGAAGCTCTTCTACTATTCCATCTTCTCCATTTTGAGAATAAATATTTTTAGAATAAGTATTGTAAAAACAATTTGTATAAAGTTTTGACATATCTATATAAAAACTATTTATCTTTAAATAGTTTTTATTATTTCGCGTATTATTTTAAATGAGAAAAGATATAAATTTTTATATTATATTTTAAAAATCATCGTACCCAACGCCTTCAAATCCTATACTATCATATTCTATACCATCATATGCCATACCATTATATGACATGTTATTATAGATTGTGTTAGAACTGATATGACGATATACTGAATTTTGTATATAATATAAATACGTATAGATAAAAAATGATACTATACCAGAATAAATAAACCGCGAATAATAAGGATAATATCGGTATTTATTCAATGTACGCATAATTAAATTGTAAATATTATTTTGATTTTCATGCATATTAACATGTATATTAAATTGATTTTCATTGTGATAATTTGCAAACATTTCCGAAAAAGTCTCAGAAGAAACCAACAGTTTATTTAATTCATTGTATTCTATTTGTTTATCTTCTACAAACCAATTCATACTGTAATATGTTCTGCATACAGGACAATTACTGGAATAAATATTTAAATAATTCACAATACATGTGTCGCAATATGCATGTAAGCATCGTGTAACCAACATATTTTCTGTAAGAGGTTCGTAACATATGATACATTCTTCTTTGTCGCAAATTTTCCTGTTTTTCAATATCTCTAATTTATTATTCAATAATTTTTGCAGATTTTTGTAGGTTCTCTTTTTATTTTTTAAATATTTGATTTTATAAAATCGGCATAATCCACGCAATTTTCTGTTGGAAATTTCAGGGTCTATTTGAAATCTATTTTCTTGAATTAATGGAGTGTGATTCATTTTACTATATATAATTTCATTTTTTTATATATTTCCAGTTTTATATATATGATGATAAAAATTGATAAAAATATACATGATGACAGAAAATTGATTCTGTTGGAATTATATTTTTATATACTATAAATAGAATATACAAATATTCAAACGAATGGCCTACAGAAAACATCCGAGATTTTGTCATTTGTTTATACGCGTAGATATGAAAGAAAAAGATATTAAAGAAAATTACTCCAAAGTATTGAGAGATATTGAATATGATTATTATCCAGATTATGAATATTTTCGGCCTTATTTGAAACACTTTTGCGATGTAAAGTTGTCAAAAGATGATATGTGCAGTATTCAATATACCATTTCGGAATTATACCGAACGGTTAGAAATCATATCAGTGGTCCGAAACAAATGATTATTACTCCACTGAATGTCATTAAAACAATGGTTACAGAGAACCCTATGTGCTTACATACAAAACATGCCGGTTTGAAAGTAAAATTGTATCGTATTCATACATTGCCATATTCAAATAAACGGCATAATTTCATTCTCAAAATATATTTATTTGAAAATAAAAAGTACGCGATACATTCGGATACGTCGTATATGTACAGTGAAATGATTAAAACGAATATTATGAATGAAATTGTGTTTCAAAAATACGCCGAAAAGTTGCAAAAATACGAGTTTGATTTTATAGTTCCTGAGATTTACGATTACGGTTCGTGTAATTACAAAGATATTACGGAAGACGGAAAGGTCTACAGATGCTACTATATATTGATGGAATATATAGAAGGAATTACATTGAAAGAAGCGCTTTTGAGCAAAGGCTATGAAGAAATGTATGAAGTCGTTGAAAAAGTGAAAAAGATTGACCATATGTTTAAAACCAACATGTTGCATCATAATGATATGCATTCAAATAATGTGTTGGTATTGCCAACAGAAAATAATGGGACTTCTCGCGTAGCGATTATTGATTACGGTGAAGCCGCATATGGTCCTCGGCATGGATTACCGAAAGATGGCAGATTTTGATGCGTATTTGGGGGGGGGATAAGGTATGATATATTTTTATTATCATATTTTGTTTGCAGTATTCTGTTGGCAAATGGCACAAAGTTTTTAGAATTGTTCATAGTGATGTTCATATATGGATGTTATTGATATTCTATACTAATATCAATATCAATAACAAATAATTAAAATTTTAGAATGCCCACAGGTATAAAATAATTAAATGAGCAGATACTGCATTATTTCCTCCTGCTGA